TGGCCCCCGTCCTGAGACTGGAGGTACGCGCCGGCCAGCAGCAGCGCGACGATGCAGATGAACCCGTACGCCCAAATGCCGGTGGTCGCTGCGCGGGAGTTCTCGTGGGCCGTCTTCACGAACGACATCGCGAAGAACATGCACCACGCACAGATGCCGGTCATGCCAGCTGCGACGAGCCGTTCCCGGTAGGTGAACGTCCCCGCCAGCCCGGCAGCGCCGAACAGGAACAGGACGACACCCCACGACCCGGGGGCGCCAGGCACGGTCAGGGCGGTCGCGAACGCCGGACCTTGCCACCGCGCGGGGCCGCCGCCGACGATGGCGACACCCTGAACGATCGCGAACGTGGACGTCAGCCGGGTCGCTGCCTGCACAACCCATTGGGCCACATGCGGGTCCAGCCTTTGCGCGTTCTTCATGGCGTGGCCTTCGTCGGCATGGTGGGGATCTCCTTGAAAGTTTGAGTACGCGTGCGGATGCGGTGTCGCACCTTGCGTGGTCTGCTTGTGTTGGGCGTCCGCGCGGCCAGTCCCCACTGCCCCCGCGCGGGCGTTCCCCTTGTGCTTGAATGTGCGACGTGCTGATCCATGTACGCGCCTGGCTGCTGCGACTCCGGCTGCCACGGTGCGCCGTCTGCCGGTCACTCACGCCAGACCGGCAGACGCGCACCTGCTCCGACCGCTGCACTCAAGCTGACATCGAGGAACAAGCGTTCTCGATGTGACGTCGGGCTAGGCGGTGAAGACGCCGCTGAGGAAGTTCGCGCGTTTCCGCGTCGTCGTCCCGTTGTCCGTCAGCCCACCAGCGAAGTAGTTCTGTTCGAGGACGTTGTTCGTCGCGCCGGTCGCGACCGTTGCCGCGGCCTGACCTGCGACGCCCGTGAAGGCGTAGTTCTCATTCCATGACGCGTTGGTCGTGTTGATCGTCAGGACCGTCTTGAACCGGTTGCGGTCGATCTTCAGGAAGTTGCACGGCCACGCCGACGTCAGGAAGTCACCGTCGAAGGTGTTGTCGACGAACGTGATGTCCTGCCCGGAGGTGTCCGTGCCGGCCAGCCAGTCGTACGCGTAGGTCTTCCCCACGAACGTGTTCCCGATGACGCGAATGGACTTCCACGACGTTGACGCCGACGAGACGTGCCGGTGGAACCCGAACGCCCGCTGAGACGTCGTCGCCGTAGCGTCGACATGGTTGTCACGGATGACGACGTGCTCAGCGCACACGTTGACGTCGGCCTGCGGCTCGCGGCGGATCGCGATCCCGCCGAGGGAGTTGGCGCCCTGCGTCGAGCCGGCGACGCCGATGAGGTGGTTCCCGATTACGTTGATGTTCTTGACACCCTCAGTGACCGAGATCCCCGTCTCCTTGTACGTGACGAAGTTGTTCGTGATGTTGATGTGGGTCGAGTAGTAGATCGCTTGCGGGCCGTCGTACACGTTCAGGCACACGTTCGAGTCGATGCTCGAGCTGGTCGTCGCCGACAGTTCGATCGCCTTGTTCGTGGTCGTGTCCACCGTGTTGTGGTGCACGTTCCAGCGGGCCGCGAGGTACCCGGCCTTCGCCCGGTCGGACGCGTTGACCAGGGGCGCCGCGTACGACGCCGACGGTTGCATGCCGATCCCGAGGATGGTGTCGACGACCGTGTTGTGGTCGATCTCCACGTCCGTGCAGGTCTTCGCGTCCACTGCTGGGAACGCGTAGTCGTCGAGGCGTGCCGCGATACCACACACGTAGGTGCCCGACGGCATGGCCGAGTTGTTGCCGGTGACCTTCAACCCCGTGACGCGGACCCGCCGCGACGTCGACGACGGGGTGCCGATCATCACCACCACCAGGGCCATCGCCCCAGACGCGGGCGGGTTCACCGTCGCGTCGAACCACAGGTGCGACGTCGCCCCGTCACCGAACACCGTGACACCCGTCGGCACCGTCAAGATGTGCGTGTTGCTTCCCTGCCGGGTAACCCGGTAACGGTTCGCCGTGCCAGGGACGTACACCCGCAACCCGAACGACGCCGCAGCGTTGATGGCGTCCTGAATGGCGGCCGTGTCATCCGCGACACCGTCACCCTTCGCGCCGTAGTCCTGCACGTTCACCGCGGCAGCCCGAGACTTCCCAGCCGGTGCCGCGGATGCGGGCGCGAGGAGCGCCGTCGCACTGTCCCACCACTGCGCGATCACGAACTCGAAGTCGCTGTCCGGGGCGTTAGATCGGCCCTCTTCGCTGATGCTTGCACCGATCGTCGCGTTCATCGCGGCACGCTTCACGAACGTGTCAGCGTACGTCGCCGGCTCGTTCTCGATCAGTGCCGCCAGCCGCGCCCGCAGTTCGTGGTTCGGCGTGGTCGGGCTCTCGTTGGCGACGTCCTCCGCGACCGCATAGCAGGCGACCCAGACCCGGCCGTAAAATTCGGGGTTGGTCATGGCGCGGAACTGGCCAAGGAACGACATGGGGGTCCTCTCGAACGAAGCGGCCGGGAGTGCCCCGAGTTAGCTGGTGACTGCGATCCAGTCGATGTCGATCGCGGTCGTGGCGTTGCGGTTGACATAGCAAGTGAATCCGGTTGCGGTGACGCCCCCAGTAGAGGTGCGGTTGTTCACGGGGTCTGTCGTGACGGGGGTGACGGTGACTCGGGGCGTGGTGCTGAACCGGCCCGTCGGGAACGTCACGGGTGCCGACGCTGTGACGCTGGCAGTGGCGGGGGTGATCGTGACCCGCCCGCACGCGATCGCGAACCCTGGCCCGGTGTTGCCGCCCGTCACCGTCCCGCCCGACACGGCGCCGGCTGTTGTGAGCCCGCCCGCGGTGACGGTGCCCGGCGTGGACACTGACCCGTCGGGGCCGACGCTGAACCCCGACCCCGAATACGGTGACGCCGTCCCCTGCTTCTTCTGCAGGGCGCGCTGCTCACGTAGCACGTCCCGCAACGTCGGTGGACCCTTGGGGAGTTTCGCCATCAGTAGTCCCTCACGTCGGCTGTCTTCCAGTTGACCTGCGCCGGCCCGTCGTCCTGCACGGACACGCCGATCTCGAGGACACGGGTCGTGAACACCAAGGGGCGCTCAGTGGCGTACACGTCGGTGTCGAGTTCAACGCGGACGGTGTCGCCGCGCTGCACCTGCGTCCAATCGGGGTCGCCGTCGAACGTGGTGAACGTGTACGACGTCACGATCCCGCGCGCCGCCGCAAGGTCAGCACGGGCGAGCCGCGCCAGGGTGTCAGATATCACGACGTCGGTGTACTGGCGTGTCACGGTCTGCCGCGGGAACCCCGCAGCCAGAAGGTCGGATGCCGAGGCGGTGGCCCGCAACTGTGAGGCCTGGTCGCCCGCGCCGATGGCGATCGTCGCCGTCGCGGATGTGGCTGCGTCTTGGGCGCGGGCGGGGTGCGCGATGATGTTGCCGCCCCTACGCCCACCGACGACGGCCTGTGGTTGGCGCCCGGGGTACATGTTGCCCAGCGGTGTCGTTGACGAGGACGACGACGGCGCCCACCACAGCTCAGTGTCCTCCACGTACTCGAGGACCGTCACGGGCGTTTTGCTGCCGAGCCGGTCGCCGAGGACGAGGACCCGCAACGGGTTCTCAAACGTGCCCGCGGTGCTGAAGTACCACTCCGGGCCGCCGTCAGCGTCGGCGAGCTGGCTGAACTGGGCCTCGACGGTCGTGTCATCCCACGACGTCACAAGCACGTCAGAGTACGACTTGCCCTGTGAGGTGCCCATCGTGATCTTCGCGTCCTGCCCTGGCACGGCCTGAGCTTGGGTGATGAGGTCGCGGAAGATGTCGTGGTCGTTGGCCTGCGCGTACGACTTGGGGACGGCGGGAACCCGCTCGAAGAAAGACCCCCACTCGGCGCAGGTGAAGTCGAACGTGCGTGGCCCGGTTTGGCGTTCGGACCAGACCCGCCCGGACCACACTGGCACACCGTCGCGGCACACGAGCACCCCGGACACGGCGGCGGATAGTGCGGGCCGCCAGAACGACCGGCCCGGTTCGACCGTGGCGGAGAAGGAGCATTCGCCGTGGTCTGACAGGGGCATGGTGAACTCGAGTCCGCGGGCGGGGATGCGTTCTTCAACGACGTGGGGGTTGTCCCATCGGGTCGCGAACACGTCGTACATTAGGCCGCCTCGTAGGTTCCTGACACGTAGATGGTGTCCTGGGTGGCCCACGTGAAGGGCAGGGTGCTAACGACCGCGAACATCTGGCCGGCGGTGCCGATCGAAAACAGGTACACCGACGTCGGGTCCGACCCAAGGATGATTCCGTGCAGGGCGTACCGCGCCGACGCCGACGTGTCGAGACAGTCGGCGGACCCCACAGGGGTGTTCCGCCCGGACACGTGCGCCACCGGCAGGCCGACCTGCAACTGGGCGCCGCCGAACGTCGCGGTGCCGTTAAACCCGATCTGAATGTGGAAGTCGACCCTTTTGCCGACCTGCAGGTAACGGCCCGTCACCGTCGACGAACCCGCCGTCCAACCGCCGCCGCTGATCGTCGGCGTGTACGACACCCACGCCGGGGACGCCGTACCCGCAAGGCCCGTGAACACCCGCAAGTCGTCGATCTTCGCGACCGGGATCGTCGTCGCGTTCGCCGCGTGCCGCAACCGCGCCAACGGGATCGCCGTGTTCGGCACCGTCGGGTCAGTCGGCGTCGCGTTCGGCGTCCCTACAAACACCTTCACCGCAGCCGTCACCGAGTCAAACGTGACGATGTCGTTACGCGGCAGAGCGCCCACCGGGTTAGCGGTGAACACGTCCAGCGTCGGCGCAGGGTTCGACAGGAGCGACGCACCAGCCGTCAACGACCCCTGCACCACCCCCGCGCCCTGGCCGACCTGCACCGACCCCGACGCCGTCGTGGTCTGAGTGACCGCCAACCCGTTCAGGACACCAGTCGCCGCGATACCCGGCGACGACTGCTGAAACAAGGCCGCCACACCCTGCTTCTCCGACGCCTCCGAATTACCCGCACTGTGATAAATGCTCACGACCATGCCCCTTCGTAGGACCAAACAGAAAGTTTCGCAGCCGGATCCGCAGCATCAGCCGCCCACGACACCGAACCACCACCAGGAGGGACAGCCAGCCAAGACCCCGACGACGACACGAACTGCCGCACCGACACCTGACCGTTCAACAACACCCGCCGACTCGCCAAGTCAAAGTCCAACCATTGACCCGCCAAAACGGTCCCGTTGAACTTCACCCAATCACCCGTCTCAGCCAACGTCACGACAGGGTTCGGGACGGGGCCGTCGATCCGCAGGCCGGGCCAATACGGCGCAGTGCCAGCGTTGGGCGCCGTGATCGAACCCGGCGTAACCCCCGCCGCGACACCGTAGCTGAGCGGGTAAGCCCGCGGATAAACCAGGCCCGTGCCCGCGGCGCCAGACAGGTACGTCGCGCCGAACTGCGGGCTGCCGTACTTCAAGGGGTCAGGCGCCGTTACCTCGATCGTGTACCGGAACGACAACGGGTTGACCCACTCGACGACCGCTGCGCCCGTAACCCGGGCCATCGACGCACGCGAAACGCCGTCAACGTCGATAACCTGAAGTGGGTACAGCAGCCGAGGGTCCAGCGCAGTCAGATCGTCTTTCAGCGCCGAGGCCGCTGCGCCAGTCCGCTCCTGAACGAAACCCTCGAGGGCGACCTTCCGTGAGGAACTGAAACCCGTGGCGTCCCAACTGCCGCTTTGCTGCACCCGGTCCTGAAGTCCGGCACGCACCTCCGTGCCGTCATCCCAGCCGACCGCGGAACTCACCACCCGGAACGACTCAGCGTCATCCCGGTCGAGCAGGACATCCCCAAGTGAGAACGTGTTAGGCCAAGCCGTCACCTGATCTGCCCCAATCGTTGGTCAACTGAAGCGGACACGTTCCGACCATCCAAACCGATCTGCACGTTCGACATCGCCGACGCCAACGCCGCGATGTCGGCAGGGTGCATCCGGCTCCCGCCGCCCAGACCACCGGCCACCGACGCGCCGCCCGCGATGCCCGGGGACACCTTCGGGACGGTCACCAGCGACCGCATCGACTTGTCGAGCGCGGCGCGCTCCGAGTCGATGCCCCGGACCACACCAAGCGGGATGAACCGGCCGACCTGATCCGCCAGCACCCGCGACGGGGACTTGATGCCCAGCGCCTTCTTGATCGACTTCACGATCGCGTCAGCGACCTTCTTAGAAGCCTTAGCCAACGCCGCAGCCTGCGACTCGAGACCCTTCACGAGGCCCTTCGCCGAGTCGACGCCCGCCTGGTACAGCACCTTCGACGACGTGTCGCCCAACTTCTTACCCTGGCCGTTGATCTTCCCCTGCAGGCTGTTAACCTGACCGACGACCGCCTTGCCGCCAGCCAACAGGCCGGCCGCAGCGTCAGCGCCGCCACCATCGACACCAGCGTCAATTATCTGCTTGTACGCGGTGTTATTCAGGCCCAACTTCTTCAGCTTAGCCACGTCCGCAGCGAACTTCGTCATCGCAGCGAGGCGGTTCTTCATGTTCGCGACGATGTCCTGACCGCCGAGAGCCGCCGACGTCACCGACGAGTTCTTCACCACGTTGCCCAGGTCCGCAGCCTGCGCCCGGACCGACGCAGCGAAGTCAGCCTTCAACTTCACCGCAGCAGCGAGCTTGTCCTGCGCGACCTTCAACTTCGCGGCGACCGCCGTCCGCTGCTTCGCGATGCTCGCTGCGGCGTCGGTCTGCTTCTTCAGCCCGTTCATCACCGCAGTCGCGGCAGCGAACCCAATGTCAGACGCCTTACCCTTGTGGTTCAACGCGTTATCAAGCGCCCTACGCGCGGCGGCGAGCTGCTTCGCCGACGCCTTGTGCTTCTTCACCAACGGACCCAGTCGCGTGACCTCGCCACGCAGAGCCTTGATGAGTGTCGAATCCTTCGTCTTCACCCGCTCGGTGAACACCTTCGCCATGCCAGACACAAGCGTCTTCGACGCCGCAGCGACCTGCGCCGCGGAACCCTGCAAACCGATCGCGAGACCCTTGCCGACGAACTGGCCGATCTCAATGAACGCCCGCGACGGAGACTGAATCCCCAGGGCGCCCTTCGCGGCGCTGACCGCACTGGCCGCCATGCTCGCTGCACGGCTTGCAACCTCGCCGACCATCGACGAGATACCGTTCAGGAAGCCTCTCACAAGGTCCGCGCCGGCACTGTAGAGCAGGGAGCCGACGCTGCCCAGCGCGGACACAGCCCGCCCGGGCAGCCCCGCAATGAAGCTGACCGCGCCAGAGACGCCCGAGGACACGGCCGACTTGATCGACGCCCACGCGCTCGAGGTCGCCGACCTCACAGCAGACCAGGCCGAAGACACGGCAGAAGTCACCGCGGACATCCCCGACGAGACGGCCGACCTAACCGCTGCGATCTGCGAGGCGACCAGCGACTTGATCGCCGACCATGCCGCTGAGAACAGGGCCTTCCACGCGTTGAGGCTCGCCGAAATCTGCCCCTTCAGGTACCCCATAGCCGCAGACGTCACGGCCTTGATGACGGACCACGCCGCAGCGATGACCGTCTTAATGATGTTCATCGCCTGCGACACGACGCCCTTGATGACGGTCCACGCGCCAGACACGATTTGCTTGATGCCAGCCCACGCGCCCGACCAGTCGCCCTTGATGAGCGACGTAACGGTTTTGATGATGCCCTGAATGATTGTCAGGGCGCCACGCACAACCGTCAGAATGTTTGCGAACGTCGCGGCAAGGAAGGTCATAAGACCTTGGCCCCACGCGCGCCAAATGAACCCGATAACCGCCGTTACCGCCTGGATGACGCCCTTGATCAGGCCGAGCGCGCCGACAACCACTGCGCCGACCTGCGCAAAGATCGCCCGCACCGCCGGAAGCATGGGCGTAATGCGCGCCATCATTCCCGCAACGAATGCCTGGATGATCGGCAGCGCCACCGCGACAAAGCCGCGGACAGCGCCAACGATTGCCATGATGCCGGGGATGACCTGGCCGCGGATGAATGCGACAACGGTTTGGAAGGCGGCCGTGATAGCCGATGGACCCCCGCCGGACTGGAACGACGCGAAGAACCCCCTGATGGCCGGGACAACCGTGCCCATGAGGAATGCCCCGATCGGCTGCAGCGCCGTCCAGATCCCAGTCAGGAACGCCCGGAACTGACCGCCAGCACCCGTGCCGTCCTGCAGCCCCGAGATGAAGCTCGACACCGCCGGGATAACCCGCGCCGTTAGGAACGTCGCCACCTTGTCAATGACAGGCAGGAGCGCCGTGCCGATCTGCTCCTTGAAGTTGCCGAACGCCGTCGACAACTTCTCGCCCGCAGTGGCAGACGCAGCGGCAGCGCCGCCGAACTCCTTCTTCAGCTCACCAAGGATCAACTTCTGCGCGCCGAGCGTGTTACCGCTCGCCGTCATCGTCTTGATCTGCGCCTTCTGCTGCGCAGTGAACGACACACCAACCTTCGACAGCGCCGTGACACCCTTCACTGGGTCGTTCAACGCCTTGCCCAGCTGGATCGCGGCAGCCTTCGGGTCGTTGCCCAGCGCCGCGCCCATGTCCGTCGCTGCCTGCGTCGCCTGGTTGAAGACGTCGTTGCCCTTGCCGACCTCGTTGCGGACGTTCGTGAACGTCAGGAGCAGGTTCGACGCAGACTGGATCGCCTCATCGTCGATACCCGTCTTGTTGCTGATCGCCGTCGCGAGGTCGCCGACCTGGCCCGCGGTGATCTTCGCCGCACCACCCGTGGACTTGATGACCTGCGTCGTGAGCGCGCCAACCTTCTGCGACTCCCGCGCCTCAGACACGGCATCCTTCAGGAAACTGCCGACGCTGATCGCCGCGGCAGCCGCAGCCAACGGCGCGAACACCTTCGACCCGACACCCGCCAGGCCAGACGACATGCCCGAGCCGAACCGTTGACCGCCAGCCTTACCGGCCTTGTCGAGGTCGCCGCCGACCTGCGCCTGGATCTTTCCACCGAACCCCTTCGCCGAAGGGATCAGGCTGACATACGCGGACGCAACTTCAGCCACGACAACTCCCGGGATCAGGTCTTAACGAAACGGCCCCGAGAGTCGCGACGGCGACCGGGCTTACCACTAGCGGGCGTCCCGCGGTGCTTGTCCAACAACACCCGCATACGCTCAGGAGACATCGCCGCCGAACCCAAACGCCGCGGCGGAACATCCCATGGGCGGCGCACAGGCTCAGGCTTCTTCTTCGCGTTCAACATGTGGTGCAAGTCGAACGTGTCCATCAACGTCAGATACTCCCGCGACGCCGGGAACTGCCACCCCGCCAACGCCGCAGCCAACTGTGACGACGGGTCCCGCAGCAGGAGTTGGGTGAGGCGCCACGCCTCACCCCACCCCATCACCTCAGGGAACGCCGCCCGCAAATGAAACCGCGAACGCCAGTCATACTCAAACGCGCCCCGATGCTCCTCGATCAGTTCGAGGAGCGTCAGGATTGGGGGAACGTAGCCCCGTCCTCGTCGGCCTGCCACGCCGTGAACAGCGCGTTAAGGTCCGTCGTGCTCAGCTCGTCGATCTTGTCCAGCTCGGCCGGGTCTGCCATGTCCTCGAGGATGGAGAACATGAAGTCAACCTCGGGCAGCTTCCGGTACTTCCGCACGGTTCCAGCCTTCAGGCTGCTCATCGACGGAAGGGTGATGCTCTCGCCAGCGGGGGACGTCCAAACGAACTCGCCGGCAGTCTTGTGGTCCTGGGGTGTTGCGGGCATGCGCGTGCCTTTCGATCTGTGAGCGCGGATGGGTTAGCGCGGACAGGGGTGAAACACCGGGGGCGCGTCCGCGCAGAGCACGCCCCCGGTTGCTTGTTACGCGCCGCCGGTCTTCAGTGCGGTCGCGTAGACCTTCGCCGAACCCTGAGCGCCGGACGCGTCAGTGATCGAAGCAGACGGGTACGCCTTGATCGTGACCTCGTAACCGATCGGGTCACCGTTCACGTACACGCGGTCGCCGACCTCGGAAACCTCGCCCGACGGGATGTACGTGCGGATCAGCTCGGCGCCGTCGACGACGTCGATGATGAACGACCGCCGGCCGCCCGTGTTCGTCGGGACGATCACGAACGAACCATCCGACGCGGCAGCGGTCACGGTCGTGCCGTAGTACAGCTCAACGGTGTCCTTGCGGGTCTCGAGCAGAGTGAACTGGTACGACAGCGACCCGTCGGTGACAACGGTACGAACAGTCGCGCCGTTCTGCCACGCCTTGATGTCGTCGGTGGAACGGTCCCGGGTCTCGGTCACGCCGTCCTCGGACACGAAGCCCAGGCCGGTGAAGCCGGTGGTGACGCCGGCGGTGCCCGTAGGCGCCGTCGCAGTGGTGAGACCCATGAGCACTTCGCCGGTCACAGCAACGCGCACATTGGCTGAGTTAAGAGCCACGGTGATCCCCTTTCAAGGGATGAGAGTTGTGCGGCGTTGTGCCGCGAGAAACCGTCGTGCGCGCGACGGGGTGAAACTGGTGTTACTTGTCGGCCTTCTTCGCGGCGGCCGGGTCAAGCCAGCCCTGCCCGCGGTAAAGGTCGGCCTGCTCGTCGGCGACCTCGATGGTCTGGCCGCTGTCAGGGTGAGTCAGCTTCGGCATCAGTTGCTCCTTCAGGGGGTCAGGTCGACACCACGGACGACCAGTTCAAACGTCATGAACCTTCGCGGCTGACCAGACTCGTCAGCCACAGGGGAAGGGCCGGACAACTCGTGCACCCGGCACACCGGGGCGCCGTCAGCGCCGCCACCCAGGAGGGCGCGCACCAGACGGGCGAGGTCCGTCACTTCCTGCTCCGTCTTGCCCCACACGTTGACGCCCAGCCTGGCAGCCTCACGCGTGGCATCAAGGTGCGGCCCACCATCACGGCGGACCTGCACCATCCGGTCAGAGCGCGTCGCGGGGACAGCCACACCAACCTTCACGCCCGCCGCATACGGCTCAGGGCGGGCAGCGAGTGCCGCACGCAGGTAAGTCGTCGCCCACAGTTCCACGTCAGGGAACTCAACGAACGGCATCAGGCACCCCCAGCAGCGTCAAGGGCTCGAGCGAGGTTGCCCGTCTTCGCCTCAACGAACAGGGCGTGATCCGAGTCGGCGACGACCCGCACCGCGGCACGGTCGGTCGTGGCCTGCTCGATGTGGATGCTGCCGCGGTAGTCGCCCGACGTGACGGGCGCACCCGCGACGGCCGCGGACTCCACGGGACCCATGCGGCGCGTCAGGTCGGCGCGAACACCAGGGTCGTTCAGTAGATCCCGAATGCCCTCGTAGTTGATCTTGATGCGAACGGAAACCATCACCCCTCCGTTCGCTCGACCTGCACAACCAGCCCGGGACGGTAAGACCCCAGACGCCAGTCAGCAGGCTCGCCAAGGACCGAATAGACCCGCCCCCGTACCTCAACCCGGTCAGCGGCTGTAACGTCCGCAGAAGCCGGCATGTACAGCGTGAAGCCCGACGTGACGGCGTTGCGTGCGTCCTGCACGGGCTCCCCCGACGGGCGCGGCTCCACCAGCACGTTGCTCACGGTGACGCCGACCGGGCTGTCCCACGACGGCGACACGTCGCCGCTGTACGGGTCAGCCACGACCCCGGCGCGAAGCACCGTCACGGCCTCGCCCCTCACGGGCGTGGCGGCAGGCGGTAGCGGTCAAGGGTCGCCAGCTCATCGGAGGTGAACCCCGAACCGGCCTCGTACTGCTCGCTGAACGGGCCAGCCTGCACACGAGCCGCCGACCCCGGGTTTGCCTGCATCCGGGTAGCGCGCGCCATGATGACGCTCGCAAGGTCCGCGGCGTCATCGGAGGAGTAGCCGTGGGTCACGGTCGCCCGCACCTTGCGCGGACCCTCTGCCCAGATCCCCGTACGGGGCGCCCGGGTCAACGTCCCCACCGAAGACCACACGAAGTCGTCGTCGGTGTACGCGAGGCCATCATTCGTGACCGCCGCAACGCTCGTGACGTGCAGGCTCGGGAGACGTAGTGAGCGCCCGCCTGAACCGTCAAGCGACATCGTCTCAGTGCGCTCCGGGGTGACATGCCAACCGCAGTACCTGCGCACTAGGGCGGTCGCCTGGTCGATCAGACTCTGCGCGTCACCGCCCTGGTACGACTCAAGGTCGCCGACCAGGACGATCGGGTCAGTTGCCACCGGACTTGCTCTGCGCGGTACGGGCCTTGTTCGCCGGCTTCGGCGCAGCCTTCGCCTCGACGGGCTTCGCGCCGATCCGCTCAGCGTCCGCAGCGTCAAGGAGCAACGTGTGCTCGAGGCCGCCGATGGTGACCGTGTATTCCTTCGTTTCAGCCATGCCGTTCCTTCCTGCGTGACGCCCAAGGCGGGCCACCACATGGGCAGCCCGCCTCAGGCGGTGGATCACGGTGCGGCGGTCGTGGTGACCTTGACGAACGCGGCCGGGCGACGCATCGCCAGCGCCACGCGCTCCTCAGCGCGGACAGTCACCAGGTTGCTGGTGAAGTCCGAAGCGTGGGAGTTCGTCGACTCCACACGCACGCCACCCTTGCGGTACACCGTCGCGGCCTGCGAGAAGTTCGCGACCAGGGCGGTGCCGGCGGGCACGGAGGGGGTGACGACGGTACGCAGGCCCCACAGCGGCGGCTGCGCGGTCAGGGTGCCGTTGCCGTACTCGCCAGCGAAGAACCCGCCGCCGTAGTACTGGCCGTTCGCGTCGCGCTGCAGGCGCAGCGACTGGTAGTCGGCCGGGTTGACGACGATTCCGTCAGCGTCCAGACCGGAACCGGTCGAGACCTTGGTCATGGCACGGAACAGGGCGTCGGCCATCGTGTCGCCAGAAGCGACAGTGCCGCGGGCCTCGGTCTGGATGCCGGACCGGTTCAGCAGGCCGAGGACGTTCGAGCCGGTGCCGTTGCCGGACAGCAGCTGCGCCTCCTCGAACTTCGCCAGCTCGTACAGCAGGCGCCCGTTGATCTCGGACACGAAGAAGTCGAGGTCTTCGATCATCTCGTCAGAGAGCTTGATCCAGCCGGCGATCTTCTTCAGCGAGTCCGTGACCAGCGTCGGGTCGACGATGTGAAGCTGCGGCTTCGCGGCACCCTCAGCGACGGTCGTGAATCCACCCTCAAGGGCGCCCTCGACGAAGTAGCTGATGGCGTTGCCCGAGATGGTGCCAGAGCCGAGCAGGTCGGCGATGGTCAGGCGAGGGCGGTTGCCCTGGATGACGGTGCGGTCGAACTGAGTCAGGACCGGGTTCTGGAACACAGAACCGACGACGTGCGTGTCAGTCGCAGCCTTGAACTCCGGAGCCGACAGGGACGCGCCCTGCACACCCTTGACCGCAGCGAGCTTGTCGCCAACGGACTTGATGAAGTGCTCACCCAGCGAAGCAGCCTGGGACGGCGCCTCGTCAGCCTTCGCGCCGGACTGCGCCTCGGGCGTCAGAGCCGCGAGACGAGACAGGCGGGACTGGTCAGCCTCAGCCGACTTGATCTGCTGGTCGAGCTGCTCGACAGACTTGAGGTGACCCTCAACCGTCTCCTGCTCGTCCTTGGTCATGCCGCGAACAGCGGCCTTCGCGCCATCGACGATCGCCTGTGCTGCAGCGAGTTCGGCGGCGCGCTTCTCCTTGAGATTCATGCGCTATCCCCCTTCAGGGACTGGATTCTGATGGTTGCCGCCAGGACGTCATCGACGGACGCTGCGCCTGCGGGCTCCTCGGACTTGGCCCCTGCGGGCTCCTCGTCCTTGGCCGGCTGGTC